CTAGATTATCTGTGGCGATTCAGAGACATTCGAAACTACAATTTTCCCACTAGCCGACTTGATCGGGCAATCAATATCAATTGATGCGTTTATCTCACCATTTCCATCAGCTGCAGTTTTAGTCTCATTAACAAATGAGGAGGCAAGACCATCTTTCGCAATTGCTAAGTGCGGCAAAGCCATCAGCAGCCCAACAGCTAATAAATTGTATTTCATTTCCATTCCCTGTTTTGAGTGCTTACATTCACGCTAACCATCATACAAATGGCTCTATTGGTCAAGCATGATCACCCACCCATTCCAATTCTCCCAATTCTTGTGTAACCAACATCATGGTTTACATCGATGCCAGAAGACTTTGTGCCAGTAACATTCATTCCGGCTGGAGCATTCTTAAAGTCTACAGTCACTGTTGCTTCTGGCTTGCTGTGGATTTTATTTATGCTGTATTGATTATATTCTTGGTATGGTGTGCCTGAACCATACATCCCATACCCACCAGCGCCATAAGGCGAAGCATTCATACTGACGCTGGCATCGCTAGCGCCATCAGTGAACCATTCAATGATCGGCTTTAATTTTTCCCACATGTCCTGGAACCACTTCACGACAGGACCCCAGTTATTAATAATCAGACCTAAGGGAGTCCAGCCGAACACGGTTTTAAAAAGCTCCCAACCAGTAGCGAAGTAAGGCGATATTGCTTCCCACATGTTTTTAAAGAATGGGCCGACAACATCCCAGTTCGCAATTAATAACCCTGCTGCAAGTGCAATACCTCGGATAATTAAACCTATTGGCGAAGCGCTAGCGACGAAGGACATAACTTTCAGAGCCATACTAACTCCCGCCACTGCGACGCGGAGCGCCACAAAGCCAGCAGCAGCGCCAAGCAACGCACGAACCATGGCTGGGTTTCGTGATACAAAATCCGTTGATTTCTGAATAAGAGGCATTAGCCCAGAAGCGCTAGCATTAATCTGTGGTAATAGCGCATTACCAAGCGCCACACCAGCATGTGTAGCCTGATTTCGTAAGAGTTGTAACTGGTTTGCTGTTGTTGCCGCACGAGCTTCATACTCTTTTTGCATTGAGCCGGTATACTGCGACGCGTCTCCAACCATATTGAAGTTTTTCTTCAGTAGGTCGAGGTTCGTTAGCAGCGGTGCAATTGCGCCAATAGACTCCTTGCCAAAGAGCGCGTTCAGTGCTTTCGGCTGCCTGGCCTTATCCAGTTTCGAAATACTTTCGAGAACCTTCAGCATTGTGCCCTGGGCGTCTTTTTGCATATCAGCGGCGAGCTTCTTGGAGTTAAACCCAAGGAACTGGAATGCTTCCTGCTGCTGCTTTGAGCCACCAGTAATTGCCAGCATGAAGTTCTTAATACCTGTAGCTGCAACTTCCTGCTCAACACCAACACCAGCTAAGGTTGCCCCTAACGCTGCAATTTGACCTGAAGCAATACCGGCAACCGCGCCAAGTGGCCCAATACGGGTGACGATGTCAGATATTTGCTGAGCATTAGCTGCGCCATTGTTCGACAAGTAGTTAATTTTATCCGCAAGAGAAACAACTTCCTGTTGAGTCATCTTAAATGACGTTCTCCACTTCGCCATCATGTCGCCAGATTGATCCGCAGACTGGTCAAAGGCGACCCCCATTTTCAGGGCGTCCTCAGCAAATTGCTTCAAATCTTCTCGCGCGATACCAGCCTGTCCGCCGGCCGCCACCAATTTTGCAATATCGTTCGCGGCCATTGGCAGGCGATCCGACATTTTTAAGATGTCTTCCCCCATTTCAGCAAACTGCTTTGGTGTATCAAAATCGACAACTTTGCGAACATCAGCCATCTGCGATTCAAAATCAATAGCAGCTTTCGCGCCTGCAATAAATGGGGCGGCAAATGCGCCGCCACCAATCAGATCACCAACAGAAAAATCACCCAAGCCGCTGGATTTAATGCCCTTCTGAAAACCTTTAATTTTCTTCTGCATTGAAGACAACGCAGGAGAGAGTTTGTCTACCCCAGTAATAAGGGCTTTCAGTTCAAATTCAGCCATTTTTATTTTCCTGAATTATGCGATTGGCCTGTTCTGCAAATAAGCCGAGCACTGAAAAGGGTTCGTCGAGCATTTCAAGGGGATTGATGCGCCAATATTTGGCGCAATCAAAATAATGATTCAGGAGTTGTCCTGCGCTGAGTTCCCGAGGAAAAAACCCACAATCTCCCAACTGATAGTATTCAGATCGGAAGGTTGCATTTCATCAACTGAACTTGGTGGAACACCGGCCAGCCGTGAAATGTATTTGGCAATTACACCTGCATCCATTTTCACACCAGCATCACCACTTGCTGTATATGGGAAGCCGAGCTCACGAACATCCTTTCCCGTCGGCTCGCGCAGTTCCAGCACATGGAGCTCATCACCATGAGCACGAACTGATTTACTGAGTTTAATTTCTTTCATTATTGGTAATCCCCTTCTTCACCGTGGAATTCAAGATCTGCCGTACCTTCTTCGGCGTTGTGGTTTGCCTCACCGTGTAGCCAGGCAGACGACAAGACATAAACCTGACCATTTGCCAGTTCGGCGGTAATAGTCATCTGGTCCGAGGTAGTGATCTTGTTGACCGGAAAATCTTTCGGCACTTTGAAGGTGCCTTTGATATACGGCGAGCGGTGCGTTTCTTTACGATCTACCGAGCCATCAAGACCAATAACATCATCATTGACCTTAGTGTTCATCGGTACCTCAATACCGCCGGTCATGGATAATTGCTGACCATCAATTTTGAAATAACAAGTACCTGCAATGCGCGGCATTATGCGGACTCCTCTTGATACTGAAGGCGGAACTGGTTAACGACCGCAAACACTCGCAACTGGTTAACGTAGTCAGGCGGGAACAGGGTGTTGATACGGTTTGGGTTTGTCGCATCACGTTCAACCTTCAGGTATTGCTTGAACAGGTCGTAATTTTCTACGATCCCGGCGCGCTCCATCTGTCGGTAAGTCGCCAGCAGTTCCCCTTTGATAACCGCCGGGGTAACAATCGCCTGACCAGGACCGAAGCGGGTACCGTCGTTCGCCAGTTTATGGCGCCCATATTTACTGGTGATAACCGATTTCAGCCTGCGCAAGACATAAGCGCTGGTATGCAGCGTCTCGCTGTCGAGATAGCTGTTGTCTGCAACACCATAGGCGTTTTTCTTGTACGTTGTAACGTCGCGCTGAATGCGCAGCGTGCCGCTTTCAACGTATGAGGTTGCAATCCCATGCGACAGCAGAGACTGCTGCTCGGTCATCGTGAAGCGCTTCCCTTTTGGCGCTGGCAACATGTCCACCAGTTCGCCGGTTTGTGTCGGACGCGCCGGATCATTGCGGATAAATACCGCGTTGCGCGCGGTACGACTGGCTACCAGTTCATCTGCCGGGGTCTGAGTTTCTTTCTCGTACCCCGCCAGGGTGATGTGCTGTTGGTTAAGCTGATCACCTGCGGCAACCAGATCAGAAAGCGTTCCGAGTTTTGCAGTATAAACGTGGCCATAAAGCTGGCGCGCGTAGCTCCAGCGACCGCTGGTATCGTTCATTTCGCTGACAAATGCATTAACCGAGGCCAAATCATTGAACGGGTGGCCAATATAATCAAACGGCTCATCGGCCATAGCGGCAATAGCGCCATTGAGTACCGGAGCCCCCGTTCCGGCAGCGCCAGCAGCGACGGCTACCGCTATGCCTGCAGGCAACACTTCACCACCACCGTAACCGTAATAATTCAGAACGACAGGGATTTCATTCCCGCTCAGACCTTTGTGACGTGCTGTCAGCGTGACCACGCCAGCAGCAGACGAAGCGATAACCGGCAACATAGGATCAGCATTGATTGCATCTTTAATGCTTGATGCCACAGCCTCAACATCATCACCGCTTACAACTGCTGCCTGAATACGAGTACGCCCGACATAAACATTCACCGTGCCGCTCTCAGTTGCTGCGCCAGTTACGGTCAGGGTATACGTGGCCGCCACTCCTGCCGCTGGCTCAGGGACAGCAATGATGTAAAGCTCACCAAAAGGATCGGTTTTGCGATACGCAGCAACCATGCGTGCAAGCTGACTACCTGGACCACAAATCTGCTTTGCGTAATCAGCGGACGGCATCAGCACCAGTGAATCAGGCTGAATTGACGCACCTGTATTCGCATGGCCCAGCAGCAATGATGGCGCTGACTCCTGACTTGTATTTGCCGCCGAATTATCCATCTCAGCATAAAACAGTGGCACCAGCGTATTTGCCGGGATAGTGCTGAAACTAACGGTCATTGGTTTCCACCTTTTTCTGTTTAACTTTGTTCACGCGCCTGATATCGCCAGCGGCTTCCCGGCGCAGCCAGTAGCTGCTTTCTTCAACATTTCGCCCTTCAACAGGCAAAAGGTCGCCTCGGGCAGGGTCATGTACTGACCGCCCTTTTAGGGGTTTTACAAACATGGTTTTCCTCAGGTGGGGAGAGTTATCTCGGTATGATGTTCGGGGTCCCCATCGGGGCCATGTCCCGGATCGATAAAATCAATATCAATCGCCAGCGTTTTAAAATCATTCAGATCGTTAAGTTCATCCTGCTGGCGGGTGTCATCCTCAGTCAGCTCATTCTCAACAGTGAAATCTAACTGGTAGCTCAGTTCATGCCGGTTCACATCAAGCAACGTACCACCAGCATAGGTGATAGGGTTTCCGCGCTCTTCAGGATTCCAGCCAAGGATCGCTTTAAACAGTGACTGTCGCACATCGTGAACAACATCATATGAGGCAAACTGACCGCGCTCATCCCGGCCATTGCTGACAAACACAATGACGGAAAACCCTTCGGTTAAATCCTGCCAGTAATCAGTCTGGCTCTTCTGCTCCCCTGGCGAATCATCTCCAGGAACAACATAAGCCGCCGGCAGTTTCATCTTCCCGACTTCCGGCAAGTCCTTAAACTGCGCAGCACCTGCTACACGACTCTGGAATTCCGGGCAACGCGCCCGAAGTGCTGCAATAATCGGGGCCAGTTTCATCAGCGTCGCCTCTCCGGTTTAAGTGATAGTCGCAATTCACGCGCCAGGTAGTAACGCGTCCACGGGCTGTTTTTGTTGAGTGTCTCAACCATAAAATTGTTACGCGGCGCCAGCCGCCAGCCGCTACCACCAGAAGCTCCACGGTGATGACTGCGCCGACGTTTTGCGCCACCGCGAACACCGTAGAAGAGAAATGCCGGGTAAAAATCGCCGGAGATGAGCCGGTTCCCCTGCCCGTTCCTCTGGTTTGGTGCAATGCGTGCCATAAACCCCGGTCGCCGCCCGCTTGCTTTTGGCACCATGTAACCGATGGATTTTGCCAGGCGACCAGTCTGGTAACCGGGGTTTTCACCTGGTTCAGAACGACCACGGCGCATCACCAGACGGCGTGCGTCGCGCATATGGCGCTGGCCGATGGTTATAAAGGCACGCCGAACGCGCGCGCGGTTGAAGCGCATTTCGTTCGGCTGCTGAAAATCAACGTGTAAAAAGGGTTCCGCCATTGGAATTACCTCCAGTATTTACCAGAAACTCACCAAGTTCAGTGCATTCCAGAAGCAAATATCGCCGCTTGCTGTTCAGGTCACGCACTCGCTTAACCCGGTACACGAGATCATTCAGAACCACTTCAAAATCCGTAGTGATCCCCCTGCGCCAGCGAATAGTGATGTAATGCGTAATAACGTTATCGGTCTGGACTGTCTCCTGGTAGGTAGTAGCGCTGGTTTGCACTACCTTTGCCCAGGCAGGAAACTGTACCGGATACGTTGGCTCAGTCCCCATATCATCGCTTGGAGAATCGACACGTTGTCGAATACTCACTCGTTTATCGAGTTCGCCAGGGTCAGGAAGCAAATAAGTCGCGCTGGTTTGCGCCTGCCTGAGTTTCATAGCGGAATGAGCCGGTACGGCCCAACAAGCCAGGTATAGGATTGCGGCATTTCCGTTTTTTCAACCTCACTTACGGAAGATCGGTTTTCGTAGAAATGCGTGACAAGTAACAGCATTCCCAACCTGATATCTTCAGACATAACCAGACCATCAGGATCATCAGCTGAAACACCAGTGGAAGAATCATAAAGAGTTCGGTTCAGATACGTTTCCGTTCTTGCCTGCACCGCTTTTCCGAGGGTTTCAAGGAGTGAGTCTTCATCCGAATAATCCTCTTCCAGGCGCAACTGACGTTTAATTTCTTCCAGTGTCAGAAGCATAAAACCTCCATGCCCGCCAGATGGCGGGCATAAAAAAACCGCTTTCGCGGCATCATGCAAAACAGGGTGAAGATTATGGAGCCGGTTTGCCCACCAGCGCTTTGATGGCTGCCGTATCTTCCAGCACACAATCGAAGCGATGGAAAGCCAGGAACGCGGTCTGATCGTATTCTGCATAACGCTCAACCAGTCGCTTCAAGGTCATATAGGAGACGCGACGAACAATGAAGCGATTAAAATCACCCAGGAAGATGAATTTTTTACCTGCTGCAATTGAGTCGATAGCCTGGTCAATCACATATGGAATTCCCATTACCGTTGCAGGTGAGCCACCAACGATATCCGGAAGCCACAGCGGACGCTTCTGATCATCAACCATCTCTTCAATGTACTGAAGCGTAGTGTCATTGAATGCCCAGCGGAACTTAGGACCTCCGCGGTATGCCGGATCAAGCGAGTGCTTAAGAGAGTTCATTTCCTGCCATTGGAATGAAGTTGCATTTCCAGTGGCGGTCGTGCCAGTTACAGAGGTAACAAGCCCTTTCGGTTGTAATGGCGTACCTGCACCGCTTCCCTGTACCAGGTATTTAGCTTCTCCGCGACCAATGCGTTGTGCAATGCGTGCCGCCAGATACGCTTCGATATCTACGCCGCTGTCCTGCAGCAGCTCATTAGAGACACGGATGATTTTGGATGACAACTTTTTGGAACCCAGGATTGCAGTGCCAAACGTCACATCACCTTCGCTGGCCGCGGTGTTTTCAGCAAGCAGCTCCCCTTCTTCAGCGGTCCCGTCGGAAGTGGACCAGGTAATATCCTGGCCATTCGAGGTGTTAAGAATCTGCGAGACTCCCGCGATCCCGCCGTAAGCCTTCATTGAATCAATGATGGTATTGCGCATCTGGGTAGGGACGGTATAGCCGCCCTTATCGTCAGGAGAGGTACCCTGTGCACGCAGCTCTTTAACGGCCTGGCGCTCTTCGGCAGTTAACTCACCAAAGCCGTGGCGCAGAAGACGGTCAAAAGCAGCGGCGCGGCGTTCATCTGCCTGGGTCTCCGGGTTTTTCTGACGCTGGCGCTGTTCCGGCTCCTGCCCATCAATTACATTCTGATCGTGACGGCGCAGTTCTTCTTCGCGGGAAATACGCTCATCAAGCGAATCCAGCTCAGATTTTGCAGCGTTCCACTGAGTGCGCTGCTCATCGGTCCAGGTTGCATCGCCAATTTTATCGTGCAGAGCACGCATATCAGTGGCGATGGTGTTACGTTTTTGCTTCAGTTCGTGCAATTTCATGGTTTTTCCTTACGCGTTAAGAAGGGTCAGCAGGCGCTCGCGCGCCATTCGTTGATTAATGGCTTGCGCCAGCGCACCGCTGTCGCGCGCTTCCTGCCAGGCTTTCATGGATCGGATGCCAGAATCAGCCTCCTGGTAGGCCGGATAGGTCACCGGACTGACGTCAAAGAGGCGTGAAAAACGGTTAATTTCGCGAATGACTATCCCTTCTTCGTCCTGATACCAGTTTTCACCATCATGGGCGATCCGGAATGCAAACGACGACTGATTAATATCACCACGCATCATCGGGGCCAGCACCAAATCGCGAATGGTCTGAGTATCCGGCGCCGCGATGTCATAGCGCAGGCCTTTATCATCGACGTTCACGTTTAACGTTCCTGACGAACTACGCCCCAGAATAAAGTTCGGGTCATGGTTAAATAACCCACGGATATCGTCGCCAAGCACGTCATCGAAAGCGCCTGGTTTGATAATTTCGCGAAATCCCCAGAGGGGTTCTGAGCGACTGTTAAACACCGAGCCGTAACCGATAATTCGCGTGGGCTGCTCGCCCTGCTGTTCGGCACGGACCTCACCGCTGTAACAGCGAGTCTCGCGATCACTCATCGGTTTTATCCTCTTCGGTTTTGGTGGTTTTGAAATCTTTAGCGGGATTGGCGGCGTTCACGCTGACAAGCATTTCGTCCAGGCCGTCGACAGGGTTCATGTCTTCGAAAGCACGCGCTTCGTTGCGGCTCATCCAGCCATCAGTAATGGCGAAGTGATAGAACTGCGCACGCTCCTGCGGGGTGCCGCGCAGCAGGCCCGTCAGGTTGAAGCGGACGTAGTAGCCGGCGGCTAACTCCGCCCGGGTAAACAGGCGGCGGTTGAGTTCCTGCTCCCAGTTCGTCACCCAGGGCATCATTGAGTAGCGGACGAACTGAATCGCCTGCTGAGTAATGTTGCTGAAGGTGGCGTTTTCGAGATCGTTAATCATGTGCGCCGGTACGTTAAAAATTCCGGCAATCATGGAACGGTTGAGCTTTGACATATCGATAATCTGCGCATCAACCGGAGAAACTGTCAGAGCTTTATAGTCCAGGTCAGCAGGAAGCAGCATGGTTTTGTTTTCCTGACTGCGAAGTGCCTGTGATGCTTTCTTCCACTGCTCTTTCAACCGCTCCCAACTGGTTTTTTCCAGTGTATTTTTTACTGTAACAATACCGGCTGGGCGCGCGTTTCCGCTAAAAAAACTCTCGGTATATTTTTGCCCACTCATGCCCATGCCAATCGTTTCGGCGTGCTGCATTACCGGACTCAGGCCCATCTTTTGGTTATTTCCAAGCGCACGGATGTGAATCATGTCATCCGGGTTGATGGCGAATGCGCCTTCCTCGTTATACAACCCATAGGTGTGCCTGCCACCGGTATTAATTAGCGTGGTTTCCCAGGGCATGCAGCAGTCCAGAGAAATCACCTCCCCGCGACGGTTACGTTTAACCCAGGTGTACCCGTTACCCCAGCCAAGAATGTGACGCTGCTTCAGCTCTCGCCATTTGTAGCTGGTTTGCCAGGTATTTGGCTCATCATGTACCAGATAAAATGCTGGATGGTCCCGAGCTGGCTCCACCTTTCCGTTGTGCTTTCGCATAACGTGCAGCGGCATCTGGGCAAGGTTTGAGGACAGGACATAAATACAGGCGTATACCGCGGCAAGCTTCATGGCTGTTTCAGGGCTCACATAAACATCAGCTCTGAACAGTCCATCGGTGTCGACGACATCCCCCGTTATTGGTGTGGCCGGGTTCTCCAGTGATTCGCTTCTGAATAAGGCATCAAGCAACACGCTTCCCCCTTCTGGCCATCGCCAGGGCCCCCAGCAACAGCAGGCCGCCCGAGAACATGAGCGCCGGGGCCAGACCAAAACGCAGGTATACCCCGGACGTGAGCAGACCAAAACCGGCCAGCCCGATAACATCGGTAATAAGTGATTTCATAGAATTAAGAGGTCGTCGTCCGGATCAAGGGATGAGAGGAAATCGCCAGGCTCTTTCAGCATTGCCCGTCCAATCGCCATGATTTCTGCTACTGCACCATCGATTTTGTTTTCATTCTGCTCTTTGATGGGTTTAACCACGTCGTCATTACCCGGCAGATACTTACCGACGACGTTGCTGATACACCAGCTCATAATCGGGTTTCCGTCATGATGAAAGCGGCCTGACTCAATGGCGGCTTCAAGCTCCTTCATCGGATCAGACATATTGGTGTAGTTCTGGATGATAGTGACGGGGTTCAACCCCTCGTCAGCCAGTTCATGGGAAAGGCCGGTTGCGCCAAATGGGTCAATCGGTGATTCACTGACTGGGTTCAGTTTGTTTGCCGCTTTTGCCTCTTCGAGGATGTATCGGTAATCGACTTCAGCCCCATCGGTCACAGTGAGCAACCCCATTTCGACCCACTTCTGGAAACGCTCAGCCGTGCGACGATCTTCATTTTTTTCAACACTGAAAACCGTGTCATAAGGCACCCAGAACCGAGGAGCAACACTGTAGTAATGTGTCTTGCCGTCGATCTCCCTGGTGAACAACCGCGCCATACTGTTCATATCCAGCTTGCGCGCCAGGTCAAAAGCCAGAATGCATGGCTGACCTTCGAATTGTTCGAGGGTAAGCGTCTTGTCTTCACAGTTCTGCCAGGAAACCAGGTTGAAGAATGCAGCACGAGCAGCCACCCAGATGTTGAGATGCTTGGTTTTAAACACGCCAGCCTGACGGGCGTTGTTGATCGCGCGCTGTTGCTGGCTGAGGAGAAAATCACGATAGACCGAAACCCCCATATTCGGGTTAGCCTTTTCCAGCACTTTAGGGTCGGTCCAGTCATCTCCCTCGTCAACGGTGTATATCACACCGAACAATTCCTCATTCGGTACTGTGCCGTTCAGCATCTCAATCACTTCACGCCGTTTGTCGTAGCATGGCCCCTCAATGTTGTAACCCGCCGTCGTGATCGCCCACATAAGCGGCTGTCGCCGCGCCCCCATACCCGTCAGCATTGTGGTGTAGAGCGAATCTGTGGGGTGTTCGTGATATTCGTCGACAATCGCACAATGCGGTGAAGCACCATCACCAGGATTACCAATCAGCGGTTCAAAACGGGCGCCATCTTCTGGCCGGTTCAGGTTGGACGCATTAACCTCGATCCCGAACGCTTCCACCAGCAGCGGTATACGCTTACACATCAGGCGAGCGGGTCTGAATACTTCCCACGCCTGCTTTTCAGTTGTGGCCCCGGAATATACTTCAGCGCCAAACTCGTTATCACAGGTAAAACAGTACAGTGCCACACCCGCCGAAATAGCTGATTTCCCGTTTTTACGCGGTATCTCAGTGTAAACCTCGCGAAAGCGACGAAGCTTCGAGCCTTTCTGGACCCATCCAAAGGCGCAGCACACAATAAACAGTTGCCATGCCTCCAGGGTGATCGGCATCCGCTTGAATGCCCACTCTCCTTTTGTATGTGGCAACAACTGGATAAATTTCGCAGCCTTTTCTGCCATGTCTTTATCGAAGCGGTAACGAAATTTCTTACTCTTTTCAGCCGCCATGTCATCGATATGACGCTGGCAGGCCTGAATAACAAACTGGCACGCCGGGATTTTCCCCCGCACAACGTTGCGGGCGTATTGATTCGCGGCGTTTACGTTGGGGTACGATTTCCGGCTCATGAGTTGATCATCTTCAGAAATGGGTTAGAGGTTTTCTTCTGTCCGGCAAGCCCGATCAGGCGTTGCCGGCTGCTGGGGTCAAGGCCAAGCATGGAGCCGGTAGAGCTCATCTCCGATTCCTGCTCTTTCTTTGCGGTTAGCTCAGGGTTTTTTATCTTCCCTCCCATCGCACCAGTGATAGAAAGCCCATCTCTGGCGATATTTTTAACCGCCCTGCGCCAGAACTCGTAGGCAACACACCAGCGCTCAAGTACGGCAAGATCGGTAACACACAGTAATCCCTGTCCACATAATTCTTTTGTGGTCAGTTCCCACATGACGACCGCCATTGGCAGACCGTCATCCTCAGAAAACCAGTCAGGTGGTGCCACACCTTTAATCGGTGTGAATACAGGTTCCTCTTTATTCAGGGCTCGTTTGCCGGGGTTCCCTGCCAGCTCCTTGCGCGCCGTTGGCTTGGGGCGACGCCCGGAACGCCCCGCAGTTCCAGCCATAAGCGACACTCCTGGTTAAATTTCATTTTTCGCGGGTATAAAAATACGAGGAGGCGGGCAGTCCAGAAGGCGCGCGGTCGTAGAGATTTGCCCCCCTCCTCTGGCTGATGATGACATCAATTCTCACTTGAGCCGCTCACGCGCGGTCTTCGCGGCATGACACGACCAGCACAGGCTTTCAAGGTTGCTGTCTTCATCAGTACCGCCGTGGGCCTTCGCTTTGATGTGGTCCACACATGAAGCCTGTTTCACAACTCCCTCACGTAGATGGTTCTGGCATAGAGCTTTGTCGCGCTTCAGTATGCGAGCGCGTATGACTTCCCACTTTGTCCCATAACCACGCTGATGCCGGGATTTCCCCGGTTTGTAGGATTTCCACCCTTCACTTTTATGGCTTTCACAATAGCCTGATGGATCAGTAGTCGTGCCTCGGCAGCCGCGAACGCGACAAGCCTTTGGTGTGCGCGGCGGCATATTCACTCCGATAAAAATATTGAGCATTATCTCAGGCACTCAGTGAATGCCTGCGATAATGCCATTTTAATTTCAATAAAAAACCGCCCGTAGGCGGTTGTGATGAGTTAATCATCAATCTTATTCATCGTTTTGTATTCTCTAATGCTGCACAGCAACACTGGAAGAAAAGCCGGCCAAACTTAGTTAGCTGGATAAACCACATGTCATACAAACCAGCAGTGTTCGCCCTCCATTGATCACGGTGTTTGCTTGAATACTCATTAGAGTACTCGAGCAAACCTAATTCATTGAGATGCTCAATATATATATAGAAATTCTCTGGGTAATATAATTCCTCAGGTTTCAAAGTAATGTCCCGTAGCATTACTTCTGTACCTTCGATAGGAAAAGATTTATTTCCAAGATAGCTTTCTCTTTGTTCCGGGCTAACCTGAAGCCAGTTTGTTCGCTCCCGAACATACAAAGATGGGGTGTTTTCAGAAAGGCGTAATAAGAAATAAGCCTCATCCGCAGATAACTGACTAATTATTGGTAGAAAAGCGGGATGGGCTTGATGTGCTCGCCTTTCATTCATCGATGCAGATAAAAGCTCGACATATAATTTCCCCACGAGGGTTTCCGTATCATGGTGTTTAAGCTTATCAGCAATATCTAAAGCTAAACCTTCCGGCGGCAAAACCCTTTGTTCCTTATCTACTTTTTCCAAAGCTTGAACAAATCCCCTTTCAATTCTGTCCTGGGCATAAGCAGCATATTGAAGAGGGAAAGTGACAAACCTAATCGTTTTAATTAAGTCTTCGCCTAATCGACCAAACTGTTTAAGCATTGGTCGAGGAGCATCATTGTATAGCTGAAGCCAAACTTCCTTCGGAACTGATTGAAGCAGTTCCATTGTTTCCTTATCCATTCTAAGCACTCATCAGTTCCACAGAACATGAAGCTTAGCTTACTCCCTTATTTGTTACTCCTCCACTCACCACAATCTGGATGTTCATTTATCTGTATAGCATTGGGATTAGTAAACCGTCGCCACCCTTGTTCTGTTTGTCAGACGGTCGACATTTCATACTGCCAGTAGAAGATATCACTTCATCTTCTGACAGTTGATCTGCCATGCCTTGTTATTAGCTAGAACATCGCGCTTGGTTTGCTTGTCCATAACGTCAATATCGTGTTCGGTCAGGTAAATGGGCTTCACCCAGTCACACGCCGTATCAACGACTACCGGGACGCTTCCACGATTCCCGCAGCTCGTAATCAACATCGTCATCAGGCATATGATTAACAGTCTGCTGTACATCCCTGGCTCCTTTTGTTGTTTCTACCCGGCGTTCAGCAACGGCTTCAGTGGCAGCGGCCTTTTCTTCGGTGCGTTGTTGGTCGGCTTTCGCTTCGGCTTTGCTGGTGCCGCGCGAATGGCCTAATCCAAATGCGGCGGCTATAGCAGCTAAAACAGCAGCAAGGAGTCCGATAATCATCTCAAGCGTCATATAACCACCCGCTCCTTTACCCAGCCATAAACAAACGTTTCGTTCGCGCTGCGCTGTTCTGCCAGTTCAAGATAACGTTGACCCTGGCTGCAATTCAGAGCCCGGAGCATTACCAGCTCTCCTTCTTTCCCGCGTCGAGATAGGTAACTTTTTAGCGCACTGATAGTTCGCGGACCTATAAAACCATCCGCAATCAGTTCGGGATAGAGCGTGCCCTGAATGTTGAACACGTTCAGCCAGCGCTGAAACCACTTGGTCTGAACCGATGGCCCCATGTTTACGCCCGTGTCGCAGAGTTCAGCGGCGATGGCTGGTGACACCTCAGAAACAAGGTCGAATCGCGGGCCTGTCCAGTAGTCAGCCGTCAGAATATCCAGCGCCAGCTGGCGGGTGAGGTCGCGCATATCGCCTACATACCCATGTGCCCGCGCCGTCGCCTGAGTGATACCCCAATTCGTTGGGCCGCCTTTATCGTCGGAATGGTTAACATAGCCGCCCTCTTTGCCAAGGATGGCATTGAAGATATCGTCTTTAGTCATTAGTGCCTCAGATGATCAACCAGCCGCGCCACGTTGCCTCTGACGGCGACCAGCACAGACAGGAAAATAATGTTTGCCCCGATAGTGGCCCAAGATGAATAAGGGTAGATACCGCACAGATACGCCAGCGGTACGGCGCTATAAATGACCGTAAGCAGCCAGGCTAAGCAAGATATCCACGGTCGATGTCGGGAGTCGCCGCGACGGTAAAACATCAGGGTCAGCACTACCCCAGCACAAAGCAGTGCGTTGATTGTTGCCGATGGGTCATTTTGTACCACCTGAACCTCCCCGGCGCGTTATCAGCGCCACCAGCGAGCCAACATCCTGATTATTCAGGAACGTCAGGATTTTGACGGCTAAAGCAGAAACGATTACGGCACCAATGGCATCCAGTGGTTTATCACTGTAGCCAGTAACCTGAGCCAGCTTTGAACCCACCAGCCCGGAACAAAGGATCCCCGCGATATACGACACCAGAAAATATGCCAGACGGCGCGCTGCACTCAGATCAGCAGTGGTTGCAATGTAAAATACAGCTCCGGCAAACGCGCCAAACACCACGCCGTAATCGGTTCCGGACAGAAATCCATAGACGCTGGCGCCCGTCAGGACACCACCAGCCAGCCCAGTACCGGAAATCGGATCGGACATTTAGCCCCCTCTTAATTGCTGTGATTCCTCTCAGAAATGAGGGGATGTGGAATCAGGCAACCGGGCTCTTTTGTTCAAATAAAAGTAAGGATGATTCCCGGAGCCTGAAATAAAAAAGGCCCGCCGAAGCGAGCCTTGAATGGTTAGTTTTAAATTAACCACTGTGGTGAATAGGAATGAACCAATAGAGGAACTACATACCCCCCATTTCCTCCAGGTATATTTTACCTTTGGGGGTAAGGTCAGTGGCATGCCAGTGACCTCCTTCAGCTTTTGACTGACTCGCAACAATATATCCATCAAGATGGAGTTGGCGTATTGCTTCATCAACCCTGTGCTTGGATTCTGAAGAAAAGTTACCGTGCTGCACCGAAACATTCAGTTTTGGATTAGCCAGGCGAATCATGATTTCTCTTTGAAGCGGGGTAACAACCATGTCTAACTCCTCATTGTGGGGTTAGCAAGTATTTTACCATGCTTTAATTGACCATATTGGAGTGGACGCTTTTCAAACAAAACTCGCAGTTTGCACGGAGGGATGCCAATAAAAAACCCGCTCGCTGGCGGTTTTTTTAACTTTGAACATACAATGCCCATTGTTAATGTCAAATATACACAAAAACGGCAACATTGCAAACATCACGTAGTTAAATTACGCGATATTCATCAAATTATCGTATCCGGTCACACGCTTCAGTTGCGAGTTAGAATAGCTCTCCTCCTGAAAACACTTTGTCACAAGCTGCTCATAGAAAGGCTTCCAACTATAGCGCCAGGTGCGATCGGGTAGGCTTGGCAGCTCAGAGAAGATGCCACGATAGGCAACGGATGATTTCGGGCGGGTGTAGCCTCTCCCGTCGCAACGTTTGCACTCCTTGTAGACAGGTACCCCCTGAAACTCAGTGGCTTTACGATCGAGGGTTTTACCCGTTCCACCACACTGGCAGCGCTTACTTATCTTTCCGGTGCCATGACACTTGCTGCAGAGAACCTGCTCAACGTTTTTCACTTCGCGGAATTTCTCAAAGTCAGAGGGGGATTGCCCGAGGTCTTTTGCCCATTGCGGAATTCTCATTGTGTAATGGCTTTTGGTCACCGTGCTGGTCTTTTCCACCAGGCACTTACCGTTGCACGCGGGGCAGTCATAAGAGTCAGCCGCCGATGATGCGTAATCGTTGTAGGCGAACTTAGCCAAGATCAGCATGCAGAGCGGGAATTTCTTACCAGCCAGACGACGTATGGCGAAAGGTGCTCTCTCTTTCGCGTATTCGCTGAGCCATGTTATCGCTGCCTCTCTGTCCTGTTTGCTCACGCCTGCTTTGCCAAGGTACATTGCCAGCCCGATCCCCGCATCAGCCTGAGTCATCCCCAGTGCAGCCATTACATCAGTCACCGTCAGTTGTTCACTGGCTGTCGCTCTGCTGGTATCTGATATGTGCATGCCTTTAGGCGCAAAAAACTTTAAAACATTGTCCAGATTCATACGGTCTCCATACTTCTTAAGCTTTCGCAATTACGCCGATCGCCAGCGCCCGATCCATAAAACGCAGTAGCAGATCAAGCTGCGTACCATGCTTCTGCTCGAATGCCGGTACATCGGCGTGTAACTCGTCGTGGCACTCTCTGCACAGAGGGATCACGAAGAGGTCATGGGCTTTTGTTGCTGTCCCTCCCATACCGTGCCCTACGATATGGTGCGGATCATCTGCTGGCCGTCGGCAACACTCACAGGGTTGTGTTTTAACCCAGCGGGTGTACGTCTCATTTACCCAGCGGCGACGTTTTGGCCTGAGCATAAAAGACTCTGGCGACTCAGGATCAACAGAGAGCGTGAGGATCTTCTTCGCCTTCTCCTGCACGAGGCTGGCTGCAGACGCGGAAGGCACAATGTCGCTTTCCCTCATAACAGAGCGGATCTTCTCATCCGGAAGGCGTAGCCCCTTGTGCGCAACGCTTTCCGGTAATACATCAGCCAGGTCGTTCCTGACCAGCCACCAGCACAGTTCCGGAAGCGTCAGGATATGGGACTCGGGAAAACCAGAATCACGCCGAATGACTTCCAGAATCCAGGATACCAGGTTTCCGGCCGCTATACCTGCAAGCTGTTCGGTATGCTGCCCCGACAAAGTGTGATCGCAATGCCAGCACAGGCGAATACTTCCTGGTGGGTGCCGCATTGTTGTGAAGTTCTTGTCGTGCCACGTTGAATGTGGCCACTGGCATTCAAACCGATTACTCAACCACTGCTCAAGGGAAGGAAGCCCGCCGGCACGCTGAATAACCCGCTCATTCCCGAAGACCTGCCGCATTACCGGATCATCAGCCAGCGGCTGAATGGCTGCGGGAACAGCCCCTGTACTGAATGACGCCATTTCTTCTGGTTCAGGTTCGAGAAGAACGCGACCGCGCATGAAGAGGTGCATTAATTCCGCGCCGGGACGAAACAACACAATCCCCATGCGATGGGCGACTTCAGGAGTTAACAAAGCCCTCACGCCGCCTGCCCCCCTGCAATATGTTCAGCCCACAAGCCACCAATCCAGCGTACTCCCTTGGCAGTGAAACGCGTCTGGCTGAAGGCGTGATTGGATGTACTCGATGTTCCCGTCTTAACTTCAAATCTCCCCGCGGAAATATGCTGCGCCATGGGGGTAAGTGTGCCGCCGAGGCGATACAGGATATTGCGTTCAATAAGGAATAGGCGGAACTCAGTTTCTTTTGCGTTAAGCAATTTGGCTACCTGCCGGAATGACATGGAGCCTTTTGCAGAGCAATAACGATCAACAAACTCCACTTTTGGCGCCGCGGCTGCCAGTTGGATGGTCAGTTGCTCTTTCTGCTCGGCTAAATCAGCAGCCAGGCGAAGCGCTTCCGGCAATGAGCGGGGAACACTGACACTCTGCCCTTCTTCCAGTTCCTGCCAGCGATCGACGACCGCGGCGGTAAATTCAGGTGATAATCTGGCAACAATCACCAGAGAGTCGCGTTTGTTAAAACGATACTCCTGGTACACATTACCGTTATGCTCAAAATCGAACTGCGCCAACGGCGCGGTTAAAATTCCCGCAGCAACAAGACGCTCAGCCGAGCGTTTCACGTCACTGTGTTTACTCTGAACCAGATCCGCAATATCACGGCTGGACATTGTTACTACACCATTCACGATTAACTGGCTCATACTTTTCTCCATATCAGGCGGCTGCACCCGCCGGTTCATATCTGCTGATCGTTATCTCTACCCGACCTTTCGGCACAACGGGTCCCCATTCCACCAGCATGCGCTTAATCTGGCTGTCGTCTTCCCAGACACCCGCATGCGTCAGCGCGTCAAACAGGGCTTTGTTGTAATTATCGATATCCCGGCGGCGCGCATCCGGCGGGTACAGGGTGATTTCTACTGCTGCAAGTTCAGTCGATGGCTTTGGAAGGCGTCGTAATTGCTCAATGATCGCCACGCAGGCAGCGCTCTGGTATTTACGGCCATCAGCGCTAATGAGGTGACGACCGGCCAGCGGCCCCTTGTTAGGGGCGCGCCAGTAAGTGTTCACGCTCGGAGGAAAAGGCAGGATCAGTTTCACGCGGCCTCTCCCCTCATACTGCGAACAAGTTCAGAAGCTGCAGTAATGATTTCGCTGGTGGCCGTCCGCTCCAGCCAGAGTTGATTGATATTGGCTTTCAGTTTGTTCTGCTGTGATTCATTCAGCATGTCAGCGCCATCAACCTGGTCGAATACAATTCCAACCTCCAACGGCCAGATACGGGGCTCGGGAAGCGGATCCGCCACTGGTTTAGCTTTCTCACGGATGTGCATGCGGATGTGGCGAATATTGGACCAACTGGAAACATCCAGGCTTCCCATAGCTGCAATGAAATCAGCACTGTTCATGCCATATTCACCGGATGCTTCAAGGGCAACAGTGCGAATACGTTCCGACATATCCAGGCGCGCAGCAGCGTCATCGAATTGAATCGACAACAGCCACTCATCCACACCGAACAAAATACTCTCACGAATAAGCAGCTTCGCTTTGTCGATCGTTAATGGTGATACCTGAGTGAATTCAGGTGATTCGACAGAATCCGCCGCCCAGGTATGCCCAAACTTCGATTCACTGAATGTGTATTCTTCTTTATCGCCGAACGCAGCTCTAACACATGCCCACGCTTCGACACCGCTGATATCAAAAATATCTTTCTGGGTGAGTGGCAACTCTGTTTCTGGCTTACCAGCTACTGTTGGTGTGGCCGTTGCTGGTTGAGGTTTGCTGGTGGCAAATTGTGCCAAAGCCATAAACGCACGCCCTTTTGCCTCCAGTTCTGTACGGTTGATATAGCTGAAACGCTCGCCACGCCATGACTTATCGAATACAGCTATGGCACCGGCAAAAAACGCGCTGGTGGGTTTTTGTTTTTCGTCAGCAGGTACAAACCACACTGGCAGATCGAACCCAATGCGCCCGCGGATGAATACAATGTGATCGGCATCTTCCGGCCACCACGTTTCGCTCGGCGCAGCTTTTATCAGGAATACATAGCGACCGCCCTTTTCGCGCTGGGCTGCTGCGTAGTTCATGATGTGCGTCATGCCGGTGATCGCCTGTTTCTCGTGATACTGCGAACGGCTATACGGTGGGTTGCCATAACCAGCGCCACCCAGTTCTGTAAGACGTTCAGACCAGTTCTGTGTCAGTGCATTATCTTCGGCGGTGTACCATGCCGGGCACTTCGCGTTGTCGTCGTCAGCAAACAAGTCCAGAACTAATGGCCCAAATAGCGCGTTGATACCCCAGAAAAGCAGATCCGGTGTCCGCCACTGATCGCCAACTTCTCTCAATTCGTGGGCTGGTTGGCTGCGTAGTGCCGCCAACGCCTGGCAATATTTGTTTAACGTCATCCTCTGAACCCCTCTGGAATTTTGGTATCGACCGGGCCGAATTTCATTGGGTCATGCTTTCGTGCCCTTCCCCAATCCTTACGTTCTGGACGCCCAGCAGAATCCCAGCGAGTTGCAGACTGGAGGTAGCCAGGGAAATTTGACGGGATAAACAGCGTTGTTGGGCGGAGATATTCAGCCATCTTGATATCAGCCCCCCATTTTTCTTTGCTGTAGTCGATGACCATCACCATCTCTTCAGGGGTAAAACCTTCTCGCAGCCTGGCGCGGATATGCTCAAGCGAGGTTTTGCATACCTGGAATCTTGATCCGGTGGTCTGGTTCAGATGGGACAAAACCAAAATCGCCTGGTCAGTAATCACGACTTCAGGGTCTGGTTGCGCCGCAACCGGACAAGAGGGTTTTGAAGTTACTTGTGGATCTTGTTTTGATTTTACTGACGGATCCCCGCCAGATTCTGACGGGTCAAAACCGCCGTTTTTGCCAGATTTCGACGGGTCAGTTTTTGAGGCGTCAAATTTTGATGCGTCAGATTTTGACGTGTCAGAATCTGACAGTTGAGAAAATGCGGCAGCCTGAAGTTTCGCCACATTCAGGCGGTAAACGTTCGAAGCATTACGGTTACCATTACGGCGCTGTGTACGCGTGAGCCAGCCATCTTTTTCAAGCTTTGCGATTGCCGTTCTGATAGTGCTCGGCCCCGCGCCAAGCTGGCGAGCAATAGTTTCAATGGATGGCCAGCACACCCCCTCATCGCTGCTGAAATCAGCAAGGCGAGCCATGATCGCGACACTAGACAACTTCATGCCCGACGCCGCGCAACCATCCCATACGTAGCCGGTTAATTTAGTGCTCATGATCGTCCGTTATCTCCCTGAACTTTTGCCTGAAATGCTCAAGTGGGCTGAAGCATTCGTGTGGGTAGCCATCACGCAGATAGATAACGCGCTGTGTTTCTGGCTCCCAGCGGATAACACGGACTTGCACTCCGCGGTGGTCTTTGAACCTTCGGTTAAGTTCGCGCACAGGCGTTTTGCCCTCCGGTTGTAGACCCCCACAATTGAAACCGCCCTACTGTGGTTATACGGAACCCAGCGGTTTGATAATCTGCGTTCATACCGAAACAACGGAGTACCCGAAACCGGGATCATCCTGAGTTGCGGTAGACGGTTAAAAGCCGTTAAACTGCTCATGCGGATTATTTCTCCATACTCGAAGAGTTGTTCGCCAAGGCGCCCGGAGCTGCACACTCGCGGGCGTCATTCTTTTCTGGCGCGCAGAAAACACGGAATAGCAGCGTCAAATGCTCCTGCCACTTAGCCATTACCTGATAACTGTTCTCTTCAATCTGCTCACGTTCTGCCGGATCAATAACCCCGTCGGCGGTTGCCTTACGCAGGTACTGCGAGTGTTTGCCAATCCATTCGATTGACTCCATCAGACGCTGGTTGATATCGCCGTTATCAAGATCATCTACTTCCACCAGCGGAACGAATACACCACCACTACGGCGGGCTATCGCATCGGTGACATACTTAGTACCGCTCGCATCCTGAAGCACCATCGCCCACTCAAGCGGGAAAATTTGATCACCTTCGTTACGTAGTCGGTTATAGAGTGCATCCGTTGAGAGTTTTCCAGCGCGGTACAGACCAAGCCATTCAGCTGCTTCGGCATACCCACCAGACATTTCGGCGATCGTTCTTTTGATTGCAGCCACCAGCCAAGCTGGTTGTCGCTCTACTTTCCAGTGTTGTTTATCCACGGTTGTCCCCTATTTTCTGTGGTTTTAATCACGCAGCCGAATGACTACGCTTTTCATAAAGGGATTGGTTAACTTTCAAATCACCTTTCGTCAGCGCCTGGATCTCAAATGCCCTCCCCTTTGGGATAACTTCATCCCAGCCCGATACAGATGCGTGGGAGATATTCAGCGCCTTGGCGGTTTTCCCTACGCCACCGAAGTAAGAGATAACGTCATTCTTTTTCATTTTTCCCTCTGGAGTTAGGTCATGCAGTGCATAGATAGTAGGATATCTTACATAAAATGGTCAAGCACTCCTACATTAGAAAATGGTAGGATTGCCTACATGAAAATGAATGATCGAATCCGAAGCAGACGAAAAGAGCTGAAGATGACGCAATCCGTCCTGGCAAAGCTTGTCGGGGTAAACCGCGTCACGATCACCGGCTGGGAATCTGGTGACTATAAACCTGGCGGTGAGAACCTTCAGGCGCTTGCGGCTGCTCTTGAAAAGACACCGCAGTGGTTGCTGGAGGGTAAGGATGACGGGAAACAACAACCGCCAACAATGAACCCAGAGCAGAGATTCGGAATTAGATCAGTTCCCGTTTTAACGTGGGTGCAAGCCGGGGAATGGACTGCCAATAGCGGTGCGATAACGGAACGAGACATTCAAGACTGGGTTTACACTTCAGCAGCTGTTTCAGAGAGCGCTTTTGCACTAAGAGTCCGCGGTGACTCAATGACTAACCCAAATGGCGCACCAAGCATCCCGGAGGGCTCTCTCGTCGTCGTAGAACCTGACTTTGGAGATGCCAGCCAAGCAAATGGTAAAATTGTCATTGCTCAGCTAATGGGAAGTGACGAAGCCACTATAAAAAAATTCGTCATTGATGGTCCGCTTAAATACCTTGTACCTCTCAATCCCAACTACAGGATGCTCGAGGTAAACGGCAACTGCCGTTTGGTCGGATTAGTAAGACAAGTGATAATGGATTTATAAGGAAACCGGGTTATCCCGGTTTTTTTCCACCCCTCAATGTAAGTTATCCAACATTTCCTCTTGACCTTTCTTTGTAAGTTATCCTACATTAAATAAACAAACAGCGAACAGGCAGGACGCCCACGAAGTAGCCGCCGGTGGCATATGAATAACCGGATGATTCGCTGACAGGTGTCTTCGGGAGGGGTAACAGAGGCGCGGTCTGATTAACCGCAACTCGTAGTCAAATTCCTATAGCTGGTGGCGATACCCAAGCCAGGAATACCAAAACCAGCAGGAGTGTTAAGGGCAAGGGCTAATCACCCCCTTAGCACCCCGCCCGAAGATACCTACCACCACGCCTGATGTGGTTAAAAGCAGGCCAAAGCAATAACAAGTAACTCCCTGTTCTGGCGGCCCGGTGTTTTCACGTTTGTCCGGTAACCGCCAGCCTTTTTCAGGGCGCAACAGAAAAGGGTATCACCGGGCGACGGGCTCATAACCCAATCCCCCCGGGCAAGAGGATGGCGATTGCAGTCGCCGACAAATGCAGGTGCCCTTCTCTGTTGTGTATGGAGAAAGTTCGGCGGTTGCAGCCGCCTTAACGAGGGTAAAACCATGAGTAATGACCGCATGACCGTAGTGCCAGATTTCCTTGGCGAACTGGATGCCGGCGTGTTCATGAACAAAATCGCGGCAGCACTTAATACCACCGCGCTTGGCGTTCTGAACAACGGCAACAAAGGCAAAGTAGTCCTCACATTTGATTTTGAGCGCATGGGTAATTCCGTTGAAGAGAAGCGCGTCAAGATCAAGCACAAGCTGAACTACAGCACCCCAACACCGCGTGGTAAAGCCTCCGAAGAGGACACAACCGAAACCCCGATGTGGGTCAACAAAGGCGGGAAGCTCACCATCCTGCAGGAAGATCAGGGTCAGCTGTTCGGGATCACTGGCGCGGTGGATGGAAAGCTTAAAGCGGCTCAGTGATCCGCAACAACAAACTCACTGATACCACTTCGATCATCAGTTAATAAGGAATTTCTATGTCTCAGTTAGACAGCGGTACATTTCAGCAGGTAAAAGACCTGGTCCTTTCTGGCTACCACCTGGATGATATTCATGGTCTGGCTTGCCCGACCGCATTGCTGCCAGATGGTACTAGCGTTGAAAGCCTTGAGCGCTTTTCTCTGGAGCGTTTCCGCTTCCGTGGTGCAATGACAACAACCAGTATTGAAGATTTCGCACGTTATTCTATAGGTTACGCCAGCGCCAGCGATCCAGCCCGTTGCTTCATTGATGCTGACAACATGACCGCTCGTTCAGTGTTCAACATCGGCACCCTGGATAATCCCGGTCACGCCGATAACGTTGCTTCGATCACCCTGAAGAAAACCGCCCCGTTCCGCGCGTTACTGCAGATCGATGGTCAACGTCTGAAGCAAAAGCAAATTGCTGAATGGCTGGAAGACTGGAGTGATTACCTGCTGGCGTTTGATGCCGATGGTAATACGATGCAGATTTCCCTGGCGGCTCAGGCAGTGCGTCGTATCACCATTCAACAAGCAACCCAGCAGGACCATGAAACTAGTGATTTCGCTGGTAAAAAATCCCTGATGCAAAGCGTTGAAGCAAGCAGCAAAGACGTAATGCCTGTGGCGTTTGAATTCAAATGTGTGCCGTATGAAGGTCTGGGCGAACGACGTTTTAGCTTGCGTAACAGCCTGCTGACCAGCGATGAACCCTGCTTTGTTCTGCGCATCGTCCAACTTGAAGCCCAGGAAGAAGAGATCGCCAATGAATTCCGCGATCTGCTGATCAGCAAGTTCGACGGTGAATCAGTTGAAACTTTCATCGGTAACTTTAAAGCCTAATTGCTCTGCATTAAATCCCCGGCGCCGCGGGGATTTATTGAAGCGTAATTCCATTAATTATCGCCACCCGGCGAGGGATTCGTGCAACCAAAATCTGCGCGGTGCAGCGCGCCAATATGGAGAAAACCATGAGCTACATTCAGACATTATCCGGTAAACACTTTAATTACCTCGATATCCAACAGGACGATATCGTGATCGAGGATATCGCTACTGCGTTGTCTCACATCTGCCGCTTTGCAGGACATCTTCCTGAGTTTTACAGCGTCGGCCAACATAGCGTTTTAACCAGCCACCTCGTTCCGCAGGAGTTTGCATTAGAAGCACTGCTTCATGATGCTGCCGAAGCCTACTTGCAGGATATTCCCTCGCCGCTTAAGCGCCTGCTACCTGATTACCAAGTGATCGAAGCTCGCATAGACGCTGCTATACGCCAGAAATTTGGCCTACCGACGGGGCAACACCCAACCGTGAAATATGCCGATCTGGTGATGCTCGCCAGCGAACGCCGCGATTTTGAGATTGACGAAGGTTCCGTGTGGCCTTGCCTCGAAGGAGTTGTCCCAACGGATCTATTCATCATCAACCCAGTTCGTCCAGGCCAGTCATACGGCATGTTCATAAATCGCTTTAACGAGTTGATGGAGCAGCGTCAATGCGCCGCATGAAGGTAAAAGAGCTCGTAGCGGAGGCTTTTGCCTCCGTTGCTGAATTGCCACCAAAGCATGCACCGCTTATGCGCGAAGTCGCCACCAGACTGGAGGCTACGTTCGCAGCATTAAAAGAGTCTCTGGTGCAACTTGAACAGGAACGTAAAGGTAAAACGCCATGACCGTATTTGAATATCTCCAGGCTCATCCGAATACCACCAGCGGTGAAATCGCCAAAGGTATGAACAAAAAGACACCCGCGGTCGCCGGTGCATTATCACAACTTTATGGTACAGGCCGTATCGTGAAGTCTAGTGTTCGCAAGGGGGTTCCAACATACCGCGTTAACGATATGCCGTTTGGGTGTAGTAACAGCCTAACCATGATGTTTAACCAGTTGTTGAATAGAGCCGGACAAGGATCAGCCCAATGACAGCACTAAACAAACAGGCGCTGCACAATGCCGATTGTTTCGACGTCTTCCCACAACTTGAAGACGGTACCGTTGATCTGGTTTGCGCTGATATTCCCTACGGTACCACCCAGTGTCGCTGGGATTCGGTGCTAGACCTGCAGGTTATGTGGCAGGAACTCTATCGCATCGCCAAACCAACAGCGGCTATTGTGCTGTTTTCCGCTCAGCCTTTTACCAGCGTGCTGATTGCCAGTAACTTACGAGACTGGCGAGCGGAATGGGTATGGGAAAAGGGAAACGCCACGGGCTTTCTGAATGCCAAAAAGCAGCCGCTTCGCGCACATGAAAATATCGAGGTTTTTTACCGCCGCCAGCCGACCTACAACCCGCAGATGACCAATGGCCACACACGTAAGACCAGTAAGCGGAAGACCGTCAATTCAGAGTGCTACGGTAAGGCCCTGTCTCTGACTGAATACGATTCAACACAGCGGTACCCGCGAGATGTTCAGTTCTTCTCGAGCGACAAACAGATGGGAAACTATCACCCGACCCAGAAACCACTAGCACTGGTTCAGTATCTGATCGAAACGTACAGCAATCCTGGTGATACGGTTCTGGATTTCACAATGGGTAGCGGTACCGCGGGTGTTGCCTGTCAGCAGACTGGACGCAATTTTGTTGGCATTGAGAAAGACGCCACAATTTTCCAAACCGCATGCCATCGCATGGGAATTAAACAGGAGTATGCAGCATGACAACTAACAACCACCCGGCGCACGGTCCTGTATCACTCGATCGCCTGCACCAAATACGTGAACACCTGCTGCATGATACCCAGTACTCAAACGGCGAGAACAGAGCATACATTCTCACTGATATGTTAAAGGTGCTTGATGAGGTGTTGGCAGGCAGGAACGCCGAGCCGGTAGCAGATGTTGTTGCCTGGTACAAAGAAGGCGAAGAAAGAACCTGTGATATTCGCTGGCGTCGTTTCGATGTTGCGCCAGGTCCGCTCTATGCTGTCCCACCTAAGCCAGCCAGTAATAATTTATAATTTTGTAAGCCCGGGTGCAGCCGGGTTGTATGGAGAATCTGTCATGGCAAAACTTATGAAGGCGAGTCAGTGGGGTAAACGCGAATTTACCAAAGACTCGATCCCGGATAATCGGACCATTAAACGTTGGGTTGAAAACGGACTTCTCACAGGCAAAATCGTAGACGGATCTGTTTGGGTCTGCGAGTCTGAAAAATGGGGGGTCGACTCAATGGTTAATCATACGGTTCGCCAGCTTATCAGTGAGGGTTAACCATGGCAGCCAGGCCAAGAAAAAGAGAATACCGCCATCTACCCGAATATCTAATATTTGATAAAGATCGCGGCGTTTATAAATTTACGCTTATAACTGGGAAAAAAAAGAATATCGGTAAAGACAGGGCTGTAGCGATCGCTATAGCCCGTGAATACAACCTCAGAATGAGGCCTGCAAATGTACCATCAGTAGAAATACTTGTCCGTGAATCTGGCGGAGTATCGGGGGAAGCAAAACCATTTGCTGAACACGTAGATCATATTATGGAGCGGGCGATTGAGAATGAGCGCCCCTCACAGAATACACTCGACGATTGGAACAACGATGCTCTGAGAGTGAAAGAATTCTTCATCAGCACACCAGCTTGCGATATTGAGCTGGAGCATGTGAATGCCTATATAAACTACTACCATACCGAAGCTTCAGCAAACGTACAAAACAGGAAAGTCAGCTTTCTTAAAAAACTATTCTCGTATGCGGTCGATGAATCGCTAATGTTCGATAATCCGGCAACCCGTAAAAAAATGCGTAGGACAGAAGAGAAGAAACGCCAGCGCCTCTCACTTGATAACTTTAAAGCTATCAGGCGTGCAGCTGAACCATGGTTACGGACCGCGATGGATTTGGCATTGCAGACAACACATGCACGATTGGAGGTATCAAGGATCCGTTACTCCATCAGAGAACCCAAAGACGGAATATGCGGGTGCGTTTGGTTAGAACAGCCAGAAAATGGCATTTATGGGACTCTCTATATCCACAGGCAGAAGGTGCAAAAAAAAGAGGCATCACACGTTGCAATACCTATTGGGGAAGAGTTGAAACGAATAATTGACGATAGCCGCGATAATGTGGCCAGTCCGTTTGTAGTTCACAGGCTCCCGGAACGACAGGTTAAACGCAGTAAAGAAGTTTCACATCCCACTCAAGTTGCACCAGACTATTTGAGTCGGTCGTTTTCAGCTACGCGTGACAAGCTGGGTTTATATGACAAACGGCCGATGGATGAAAGGCCAACCTTTCACGAAATTCGCGCCTTAGCAGCACATCTTTTTGATCAGCAGGGCATCGATCCACAAGGACGAATGGCGCACAGCGATGCAAAGTCGACAAAGATATACACGCAAAACCATATAGATTGGGTCGTCGTTCCGCATGGAGAAATTAAATCCAATTGCTGAACATAACCTCCATAATTTATTTTCGCGACTTCATAAGCTGACGTTTTTCACTAAACCAACAAGAAAAGATATTTAAAAGGCCATCCAAAATGGATGGCCAAACATAGAAGAAAATAAATTAATACTTCAGTTATTTTGATTGTTAGCAGAAAAAAGACTTATTAATTTGTTTGCTTTCTCTTGAGGCATGAAGTTAGCATAAAATAATCTCATCTCTTCTGCATAATCATCGCTTTCATCAGCAACTATAGCCCAATTCAAATCTGCTTTTCTACTTAACGCTTCAAAATCATGGACAATCATTATATCACGCAAAAAGCCGTAAATATTATTATCAGGGTTATATTCCATTGATGCTTCAACATAATTAGTAGGTAGGGCATCAGCAATAGACTTAAAATCTTTCAACCCGATATATTTTAGCTCCTCAATAATTTCTTTAGTGGTTTCCCCACCCCAATCTTTTACTTCAGCCAATTCAAACCCAATTTTTTTCGTTATCTCTTGAACAAATTTATAAAGATTTATAGAGTTAATCTCTTGAGTGAATAACTGAGTTAAATCATTATTTTTGATTGAATCCTTATACTCTTCAATAGATTTTACAATATCGGAAAATCCCTCATCTGCTATCTCAAGCATGCCTGAAAAAAGATTGATTTTTCTTTGTATTTGCAGTGGTAAATTGGCACCTAGTTTATAATTTCTATCATGTGTTAATTCTGCCCAAGCATGCTGCAGCATTGTCCTAACTTGAATCTCACAGGTTAGACCTGAAATATACTCATACTCTTTTAAAAGGGTTCTGTCTTCACCTATGTCACATACATAATGTACAGACCTATATCCAATTTTATCTGATGAAAGTCTACTTTCATTGCTCATACTATTACTCTCATCGATATTGAAAGTAGATTTTATAATCTCACTCACTTTAGCTATATCTGATTCAAGATAAAGTATAACCCTCACTCCAGAAATATCAGTAAGCTCTTCAGTAGGTTTTTTATATTTTTTACGACCAACCTTTTCGAGAATCCCCTCTTTAGTCTTAGTTCTATAACCAACTGAAAGATAATCAATTTTGTTTTGCTGCAATAAATTCTCAATTATAAAAGCAATATGCTTACCTAAAAGTTTAAATTTAGGCAAGCTAGTATCAATCCATTCGTTAAAATCAATCTCTTTCAT